TGATAAAGGATCTTTAAACAATTGCAAATAATCTACTTGAGATGATAATACTGGATGAAGAAGATTATTGACGATTTTCATTTCGGAATCATTTAGGTGGTTTGATGTTCTTAAACTATATAAGAAAGATATTTGAGTCGTTAGAGGGTCAGGGAATCCACGGATTAAGTAGTCCCACGGGGTCAGGAATGGAGTACCTCCTAAATTGATACATCCTAAAGCAACTCCAAAAGAAAATAGATCTCTCTGTTTGATCAAAGTTTTCATTTGAGGAGTTATTTCAGTGGGATTTCCTCCTAATTTAACAAAAAATGTGTCCTTGATACTTTCTTCCAATCCAGACGATGTCATGAAACTACGCTTGAGATGTAATAAAGCGGTGCGACGAACTTCAGAGACAGCCATGATATAAGGGATGACAAAAGTTGAGGTAGACGAAGTCCCGGCTTGTGCTGATGCTACGATACTTGTTATGGCGGTTTCAAAGGAAGGATAATCTTCGTTAGCAAAAGGAAACATCCGGCACAATCTTTTGATTGATCCTCGTAAGGGTCTGCCGTTGTAATAATTCGCTTTCCCGTACGAAAATATGGAACTCGATATCCAAGTTTCTTCAGGTTTTAACGGTAGGCAGAATTCTTCACTAGCTTTGAAAATTTCATCCATCACTGAGTTAACCTTGTTCTTTATATGTTCTTTGTCCAGAGTTGTTAATGTGTCTCTATTCTTTCCTAATGGTGTGGGCAAGTATAGGATGATGACTTGATTGTCCCCTTGACCTAAGATGTGGAATTTGATGTGATGTTTATCAAGGACACTTTTGATAAATGCTATTGTTATCAACGTCCAGCCTTTTTGTCTTAGCCCTTCACATCCTCCTCGTTGGTTTCTCCATGTGTAGAACGAATCTTTAAGATCAGTTCCATCTTCATTTGGTTCTAAAGGTCTTCGTGAATCTTGGTAGTAGAATCTTGTGTCTTCAAAATTCCTATGGGTTGATGAAAATAATTGTTTGAACCCATATAGTTCATCGATAAAAGAAAATTCTTCAAAGGTGTTCTCCGATCTGAAGTACAGGTTCCAACTTTTAAAATCTAGTGAAATGAAAACAGTAACCAGATCTTGTTGTCTTGAAGACCACATAACCTTTGATAAGATTTTTTCTTGAATGGTACTTAAGTCATCTGTCATTGTGCATTCAGGAACCAAAGGAACAAAATCTCGAGCGAGCAGTGATTCTGTTAAACCGAAATAAGTTTTTAGGTTCAAACTCATTAAGGAAAACAGTCGAGCTTCCATCTTCAGTTCTCTTTCTTTTTTAGATAATCCAATAACGAGATCATCTTTTTTAAGTCCGTTCTCATCTACTTCTTTTAAAAAGCTTTGAGCTGATGTCAAGTCACTTTTAAGCCAGGCTGATAATACTCTTCTTTCTTGCCAATTGGGAGGAGTTTTCGAAATGCTGGAATTTACTAAAGATGTTAGAGGAGGAGATAAAGCTTTATCTCCGATGACTGATAAGATGTTCAAATCAACTCCTGAATCAAAATTTGGTCTTCCGTGGATAAGAGCCCAGTCTTTGAATCTATAGTGAGATGATTGGTGATTAATCCAATCGCCATCTTGGAAAGCCCGTCTATGCTCTGATTTAGAATGTAGTAATGAGAAATCAAGATTCGGCCAGTGTTTGTGTTTCTTGTAGTATCCTTCACATATCATCTTTTTGAAAGTTGCCTCAACTAGAACTAGTCGTTCTCGAGATGGTGACGATCGAGGAGTAGACCTAGTTCGATTCTTATGGATGGCTAACTCAATAAACGTGAATGGATGTCCCCAATGTCTGTAAATTCCATGAAGTTCACCGAGATGATCAGGGTTTGTTTCTTCTTCTAACATAAGGATCCATTGCAATCCGGAATCACAATTTTGTTTGGTCAACTCATCATAGTAATCACGTTTCATGGTGTTGTAAAATGTGAACGGATCAATTTCGTCGGTAGTTGAAAGAGATTGGAGACGTCCTATAATCAGAGGTTCCCACATTTTGATAATTGAATATCCATCATTTCCACATTGATCTAATATTTTATCACCGATCTTGTAGTATTCATGTATCCTATCTGAGGTAGGACACATAAAGTCTCCAGATGAATTATAGAGATCTGCGGCTTCCAACGTTAGAGCTCTCTGATGGATGATATCTGCTATCATCAAGAAACCTGACCTATCCGAAACGAAGAATGTTGGGACTTCGAGAAGAACTTCATAAAACATGTAGTCCGGGGTGGCATAAATGGTGAAGTCCATTTTGCCATGGGAAAAGATTATTATGTCTCGATGTTGTTCAACCCTTGCGTTAATTTCATTCTGTGCGGACTTGAAATTGATCTGATGTACCCAGGTGGACAAGTTTCTCCATTTTTTTGCCAGATCAGATACATGGATCCTATTGAAAGGAATTGCTCCTAATAAAGGACCGTGATCAAGCATCTTTTTTGCTAATTGAAGTCCGGCTTCATGGCTTACTTTATCAGGGAGGCATTTGGTTTCGACTGATTGAGTTATGTACCAGATAAGACGATGGATATCTG